ATTACTGGCAATGCCATAATTATTCTCCTTTAGACATATTCTTAATTAACTTATTCAACTCAGCAGTGCTACCAACAAAGATAGCATTATTCGTTACTTTATCAGCACCTTTCTTTGGTGCATCTAATTTTTGTTTTTGCTGATGTATATCTAATAGTTGTTGGTTTACATCAGCCAATTGTTTCATAAGATTACCCACAACCTCAAAAGCACGTGGATGTTCAGATTGTTTAGCTACTTCAAGAGCAGAATATAAAGCATTCTGTCCAGTAATAAGAAGCTCGCGCAGATTTGCTCTAGTAGTTTCGTAGTCGGTTTCAATTTTACTTTCTGGTGTTTGTAGAATTTCACCAGTAGTATTATCAATCACTTCGCTTACCTCACATTTAGATTTTGGAGGTGTCATATTAAACACCTCTGATAATGTATCATCAATTTTCATATTTATAGATCGTTTCTAGTATTTCTTGTTTGTGGGTCACTGGGGTGTAAAACAGGGGTTACTGCTGCTGGCGCTGGAGTTGTTGTAGGTGCGCTTCCAAAACTACCTGCGCCTGTTGCTGCTGGACTACCAAACCCACCTGCGCCTGCTGCTGGCGCTGGACTTGGTGAACTACCGAAACCACCCCCACCGAATCCTCCTGGCGTAGATGCGCCAAATGCTGGAGTGCTGCCCATTGATGAACCACCGAATCCGCCATTTCCTGCTCCTCCGAAACCACCTGTTGATCCACCAAATCCTCCAGCACCACCCATTCCTGTATTTCCACCAAATCCTCCAGCACCACCCATACCACCTTGCATCCCGCTAGGAACACCTGACATATTTGTATTGTTTGTCATAGTTTGTGAAGTAGCTGTTGGATTTGCCGCAGTACCTGCTAATTTTTCTTGTGTGCGACCAAACGCACTAATACCTAAAACTGCTCCCATTGCTATATGAAATAAACCAGCACCCTGGAGAGTTAATGGATTCCATTGAATTAATGGTTGGTGATTTAATGTTTGAACAACTGCCCAAAGAATTGGAAATATGCCCATGTCTAATAGACATATCAACATATACATCCAGCCCATAGCTGGACGCCATTTCTTTTGCATCCAATCTTCGTCTTTTTCCTTTTTCTCTGCCATTTTAATTCCTTAAAACTTTATTGATGGTAAATTTTTAGTTAATGACGGTATTTTAGAAACACCATATGCACCGATAGAACCGATAGCAAAATTTTGTAATCTATTTGTTAGAACATTTAATGGGTCATGACTGAGATCATTTACTCCTGGATATCCAATAACATCTTGTTGTTGAAGACCTTCTAATGCTCCGACGTGATAATATTTGTAGGCAAAATTAACAGATAACTTCATAACATCTTTGGCATTATAATCCATCTGAACTGCACCAATACTTTTTGGAAATGCTTCAAACATTTTCATATTATATCTTGTTTGATTTTGTAAATCCTGAACTTCAATAACAATATCTGAAGTATAATTCTCATAATAATTAAAATTACGAGAAACTGGATTTTGAATATGTTCCATCCAAAAATCAAAAAATAATTTTACAGACATATCAGTATCAACATAAAACGACATATTAATGTCTTCATATAATCTTTCATATGGTGCTTTTCTAATTTCGCCATATGTTCTCATATCAGTTGTATTAAAATTTGTTCCAGGCAACTGGATTTGGTCACAAAATAATACTGTATTCTTTGTTAATGCTGATTCTGCCCATGGTGTATTTCCAAACATTACCGCATATCGGTTTGTTCTAGAAAGACCATTAGCTTTAATTGAAGAAATAAAATCGTTTATTGGAGAGTTTGCCATTATGCTCTTCTTGTAATTTTTCTGGATTCTGACCAGACTTGTTGTTTAGATGCACCAACAAATCTTTCAACTGGTAATAACATAGCAGTTGCCCAATCCTCTGAATAGATTTGTCTAAATTGACTTCTTACATGACCATTTAAATACTGCTTCACGCAAGGTTTCGCTGGAGCAAAACGGGAAACGCCATCTATTAATGCCCAGCTATATTTAATCTTTGTTGTTTCATCCCAACGACTATTGCTTTTAAAAACTAGAAGTTGATCAAGCAATTTAATACGTAAATCGTATGGTAAATAATGCATATTTAATCCATAGAAACCATCTTGGGTTTTTCTAAAAGGAAATACCAAAGGGAATCTATCATAATATGGCAAATCTTCTTTGGTTTTTGGGTCATAAATATACATATACAAAGACCCTGGAACAATTGAAGTTCGCATATCTGATGGCTCACCCTTCAACACTTTATTGGGAGTGATGTTTTGCTGAGCCATTGCGGCAACTTGTTTTTCAAACCAACCTCTAGATCTCTTTACCGCAGTTAAGAGATCGTATTTATTTTGGTCAAAAACGTCTTGAATTGGTTTCTTAATAGCCATATTCTTTATTTAGGTTAAGTAAGCCCAAGTTCTTTTTCTGTTATAATTTTAAATTCCCATCCACGATCTTTAGCATATTCGGTTGCTGCTTTCCATTTTGCTTGATTTTTAATATATGTAACAGATTCAGCTAGATAACGCTTAGTTTGTTTTCCAGGATACACAGGTGGAGAACATTGTTTAGCTGGTTTTACTTCAACCAAATATCGCTTTAATTTACCATTTGTTTGTAATACTTGAATTTGAAAATCAACAAAATACCGATGTATTCTGTTATCAGTTGGGCAGCGATATGGAACGACAGTTTCTTCTGACTGCCATTTTACTATACTTGGGTTTTTATCACACCAAGAAGCGAATCGGGTCTCCCAACTAGATCGCATTATGATATTAGTCGGATCTCCAGAGTATTTTTCTGGATGCAAAGGTTTAAAGAATCTTTTATGGAACATAAATAAGAAATAGAATAGGTAATAATACTATTATTTAGAGAAAATAAATGCCAACTACATACGACGAATTAGGTAATGTTATATCTAGCACACCAGATAGTGTTGAAAATGCTACATCAGGTGGACTATTAACTAACGCACCACCAGCTTCTACCAAAACAAACCTGTATACTGCAAGAGGTGGACCATCCGAATTCAATGCTGGTATGTATGATATTCAAAATTATTCATATCCAAGCGACCTTATGTCACCAGAGGGGATTTACGGTGGAAACTACGCTATTTTCTATATTAATGTATCAATCGATTCAAAGTTGATTACCAGAGATGCTACGCCAACAGTTGAAGACAATACACCTAGAGATCGTGGTGATTTGGTTGGTATGGGGTTATCTAGCAAACAATTAGTTGGAGCAAACGTAGGTGCTACTGCGGTTGAGGGTGCTATTGCTGGTGGATTAATGACTGGCGATCTTAAAGGTGCTGGTGTTGGTGCTGTTAAAGGTGGCGTAGTTGGTGGCGTAGTTGGTGGCGTAGTTGCATTAAATGCACCAGATGCTAAACGAAGTCAGAAACGATTAAAGACTGCTATTGCTTTACATATACCAAATAACCTAGCAATTAATTATGGTGTTGAGTGGAGTGACGAAGATACTTCAGCATTAGCGATGGCTGGTGCAGTTGGTGGTGAAATAATGAAAGCACTTCAAAGTAAAGGTAAAGATAGTGATGTTACTGGAGTTGGTGCAGATATTTTAACCAACCTCGCATTATCCAAAGGACCACAGGGTGCTGGCAATTCAGTCGCTACTGGTCTTGCAGCAAATCCTAAAAAGGAACAAGTATTTAAAGGTGTTCATTTTAGAACATTTAGTTTTGACTATAAGTTTTTTCCAAGAAATTCAACAGAAGCGCAAAATGTAATGAACATTATTAAACAGTTCAAATTACATATGCATCCAGAATTTAAAGATTCTAATAATTTCGTTTATATTTATCCATCTGAGTTTGATATTTTTTATTATACTGGTGGTAAACAAAATGATAAGATTCATCGTCACACTTCTTGTGTATTAACTGATCTTGCAATTAACTACGCCCCAAATGGCATGTTCAATACATTTGATGATGGTATGCCAACTCAAATTGATATTACACTTTCATTCCGCGAACTTGCCCTTCTTACCAAAGATAAAGTTAAGGATGGTCTATAATGTATTTTAAAAATTTCCCGCAGTTCCTTTATGATTTTGATATTACAACAACAGTCGGTTCTGGAACGCAAGCAGTATTAACTGCAGATTTAGCTGGCCAAACAGTTGGTGCTGTAAATATTGTTAATGGTGGTTCAGGATATGTTAATGCAACAATTACATTTTCTGCTCCAGAAACTGGAGATTTGGCAGCAACTGCTTTTGCTGTCATTAATTCAGGTGTTATTACTGACGTTGTTATAACAGAACCTGGAACTGGATATGCGTCACCACCATTCGTTACAGTTTCTGCTCCATTTACTCACCAACAAACTCAGACTAAAGCATTAGCATTAACTGATATTACTAGAAATATTCGTTTCCGTAGAGATGTATTAGCAAATGTTACTGTATATGATTACTATGATATTGTTGATGGTGAAACTCCAGAAATTGTTGCTGAAAAAGTTTATGGCAATGCACAATATCATTGGATTGTAATGTTAGCAAATGAAAGATATGATTATCTTGCAGATTGGCCACTTACTCAAGTTGCGCTTGATCAATTTGTAAGCGACAAATATGGTGATGCTTCTGATGATGTTCACCACTATGTTGACTATAATGGATTTATTGTAAGTAGTGATGTTCCTGGAGCTACTTCAATTTCAAATAGACAATATGAAGATACTGTAAACGAATCAAAACGATCTATTAAAATTATTTCAAGAGAATTAGTTTCTACGATTATACAGAACTTTAAAGATGAGTTATAATGCAACCAGCGGATAAAGTTTTAAATTTTGCTGGTGAAGTCAGCATTGACAAATGTGATATTACTACCAGTGGTGGGGTGAAGCAAGATGTTGCTGCACAGGTTATTGCCATTTCAATTTATGAAGACTTATTCTCTCCATTTATGAGTGGTTCTTTAATTCTTAAAGAATCATTTGACTTAGTGAATCTCTTTCCTTTTGTTGGTGAAGAAATGATTGAGATTGAAATT